GTGGCTACGTGATGACTAGTATTAATGGCAAGTTTTACCAAGTACACCGCCTAATATTTCTTTACCATCACGGATACCTACCGAAAGAACTTGATCATATCAACGGTGTCAAGACTGATAACAGAATTAGCAATCTGCGTGGGGTATCTCATCAGGAGAATGGTAAGAACCAGAAAAACCGCTGCAATAACACTTCAGGTCATATGGGCATTTATTGGCATAAAAAAGCTAAAAAATGGAGGGCGGGGATTAATGTGGATGGTAAGAAGATTCACCTCGGTTACTTCAAGGATATAGATGACGCTGTAGCCGTCCGTAAACAAGCTGAAATAAAATATGGATACCACAAAAATCACGGGAGAGCAGCATGACACCAGAAGTGAAAGTTAAACGAAGAGTTACAGTACAACTCAGGAAAATGGGGTGCTACTACTTCTTCCCAGCAACAGGGGGGTATGGCAGATCAGGGGTGCCCGATATCGTAGGCTGTTACAACGGTAGGTTTTTCGGTATCGAGTGCAAGGCTGGCAAGAACAAGCCAACGGCGCTACAGGAAAAGAACCTTGCCGAGATAACCAATGCGGTAGGGATTGCTCTCGTGGTGAACGAAGAGAACATGAATGATATAAACGCGTTACTAGGTGGGCCAGTGAAGAATCCCAACCAACTTGAACTAGAACTAGGAGTGTGAAGGTATGGATATAAACGCGTTACTGGGTGGTCTTTACTCTTACTCAGCAATACCACTGGAGCATACAACATAGCGTTAGGAGGAGAACATGGAGAACATAGAGCCGAAGGGTCGAGCAGAGATTCTCGATACAGCGAAGCGGTACGTAACCCAAGATAGACAGAACACTCACGGGAAACCAGAAGAGAGTTTTAATGCGATAGCTGCCTACTGGAGGGTGTATCTTAAGCGGGAGATAACCTCAAAAGACGTTGCTGTGATGATGGCGTTATTGAAGATTGCTAGGTTAGATAAGAACCCGCAGAACATTGATAATTGGATAGATGCGTGTGGATACCTTGCATGTGGAGGAGAAATAACCAGAAGTGAGGTATCTAAATGACTGTGGGATATAAACCGAAATGTGAGGGGGCAACTCATATTGGCCCCGAACGAGAAGAATTTAGGGTAGGCGCTAGAGGATTTTTGTACCGCTGGTTGGGTGATGAGTGGCGTAAGACCACTTTTGACAGGGTATGTTTGCTCACAATCGAAGAGTTTAAAAAAATCCAAGCGAAGAAGCGTTCTACTAATGAGTTTAGGAAATACATGTAATGGATTTGATTACACTAGACTTTGAGACTTATTATGATAAGGAGTTTTCGTTACAGAAGTTAACGACTGAGGAGTACATTCGATCATTAGAATTTGAGGTCATAGGGGTAGGAGTCAAAATAAACAATGGCCCCACTGAATGGGCGAGTGGCACTCACGAACAGATGAAGAGGTACTTAGATGGTTTCGATTGGGAAAACAGTTCTCTACTATGCCATAACACTAGGTTTGACGGTGCTATACTCAATTGGATTTATGGTATTCGTCCTTGTGTTTACCTCGACACTCTTTGCATTGCTCGGGCTGTACATGGGGTGGAGGTTGGAGGTAGTCTTAAGGCGTTGGCTACGCGATACGGAATCGGAGAAAAGGGTACAGCGGTTGCCGATGCGATAGGCGTACACCGCTGGGAGTTTACGGATGATCAGCTAGACCTGTACGGTGACTACTGCGTTAACGATGTCGAGTTAACCTATGAACTGTTCGGGCTTATGGGTAACACGTTTCCACGTACTGAGTTAAAGATTATAGACCTGACCCTACGTATGTTCATCGAACCTATCCTTGAATTAGACGTACCCCTGTTGGAGGAACATCTTAAAAACACTAAAAACCTTAAAGAACAACTGATCATAGACGCGGGAGTCACTAAAAAAGACTTAATGTCAGGGGCCAAATTTGCTGGGTTATTGGAAGACCTAGAGGTTACGGTTCCGATGAAGGTAAGCCCAACCACAGGTAAGGATACGTTTGCGTTTGCCAAAACAGATCAGGGGTTTACAGACCTATTGGAACACGAAGACCCGAGAGTTCAAGTGCTGGCTAACGCACGACTAGGTAACAAGTCTACGCTAGAAGAGACACGTACCCAAAGGTTTATCTCTATCGCTGAACGTGGGGGTTTACCTGTGCCCATCAAATATTACGCTGCCCACACAGGTAGATTCGGTGGGGATGATAAGATAAACCTGCAAAACTTACCGGAACGTGGGGTAAATAGTAAGAAATTAAAACGCAGTATGCTGGCACCACAAGGACATGTCCTTATTGATTGTGACTCTAGCCAGATTGAGGCGCGGGTACTCGCATGGCTGGCAGGGCAAGACGATTTAACCCAAGCATTTGCAGAGGGTAAAGACGTTTACAAGCAGATGGCAATGTCTATCTACAATGTCGAGAATGAGGAGGATATAACAAAGCTCCAGCGGTTTGTTGGTAAGACCACCATATTAGGCTGCGGATATGGGATGGGGGCTAACCGATTCGTAGATCAACTTAAGATGTTTGATTTTAAAATGAGTATTGACGAAGCCCGCAGAGTTATCAAAGTCTATCGCGAAACGTATTACCATATCGTACGCTTATGGAATGATGCAAAGTTCACTATCAGCAACCTAGTAGATGGCAATGTTACGGAGCTAGGACATGAAGGTGTATTGAAGGTGCATCCTGAACTATCTGCTATCGAGTTACCGTCTGGTTTATTGATGAGGTACGATGACTTGAAGTTTGAGCAGGGTGAGATGGGAGTAGAATACACCTATAGAATCCGTAAAGGTCGAACGAGGATTTACGGTGGGAAGCTGATAGAAAACGTATGCCAAGCTATCGCGCGTTGTATTATCGCAGAACAGATGTTAAAAATTAGTAAGCGATATAAGGTAGTCCTAACAGTACATGACTCTGTTGCGTGCTGCGTACCAGTAGAACAAGGAGTAGAAGCCCGCGCGTACATGGAGGAGTGTATGCGCTGGTTACCTGTATGGGCTGATGGTCTACCTATCGACTGCGAATCTGGTACAGGACTATCTTATGGAGACTGCAAATGAGTGACGAACCTAAAGCAGACGTGATCAATTTTCTAGAACGTAAGGCACGCTACGCGGAAAATAAAATACTTCGTATCAAGAGATTACCCCCGCCTGATGCCGAAGTTGTCACCATTAACGATATCGGTATCCTCAAAATACGGGATAAGATGGTAGTGGTGCTGACTCAATCCGACTACGGGGGCAATCCCCCGTGCATTGATACTGTCACGTTTGACGCAGATGAATTGCCAAGTGTGATACAGACGCTCATTGAGGCACATGACTTCATATTGTCCAGAGAGGAAGTGAATCAAGATGAGTAACTGGCCTCAACTAAATACGGAGAAAGCAGCATGAATGGAAAATGGACTAAAGATAATTTTGAAACCTATCATTTAGCAAACCCAGAAGTTTTTAGGCTGTTTGAAAAGTTTGCGCTGCAAATAGCGGCACGACGAAAAAAGTATTCGGCAAAAGCTATTTTCCATAGAATTAGATGGGAAGTGGCTATGACAAAAAATGAAACTGAAGAATTTAAAATAGACGACGGCTGGATCAGTCACTACGCTAGATTGTTTGTTGAGTTGCACCCAAGGCATGTAGACCTTTTTGAGTTCCGATATCGTCAAGCGAGTTATCACGCAGCATGAGTATAGCCCCGTGGTCATTCAGTAAATTAAAGTCATTTGAGCAATGCCCTAGGCAGTTTCAGCATCTTAAAATCCTTAAGACCTACAAGGAGAGTGAGTCCAAGGCTATGCTTTATGGCACTGCTTTCCATACTGCCGCCGAGGAGTACATACGAGATGAGACCCCTATACCGCCGCAGTTTGCCTACGCAAAAGATGCATTGGATGTACTCAATGCAAAGCGAGGAGATAAACTATGTGAGTTCAAGATGGGGCTTACAGAAGACTTAGAACCGTGTGACTTCTTTGCAGATAATGTATGGTGGCGAGGTATTGCTGACCTAGTAATCGTTGACGAGCAGGAAGACCTAGCGTGGGTCATCGACTATAAGACAGGAAAGAGTGCTAGGTATGCAGACAAGGGGCAGCTTGAGTTGATGGCCTTGGCTATCTTTAAGTTCTTCCCTAACATTAAAACGGTTCGTGGGGGGTTATTGTTTGTAGTCTCTAACGAGTTAATAAAGGGTAACTACGTGTCGTTTGATCAAGGACACCTCTGGGAGAAATGGTTAGGTGGGTATACAAAACTGGAAATCGCATTTAAAAATGATGTGTGGAACCCTAACCCGTCAGGGTTATGCCGAGCACACTGCGTAGTGGTGGAATGTGAGCACAACGGAAGGAGGAGTTAATGCCATACAAGAACAAAAAAGATAGAAAGAAACAAAAGAACAACCCAGTAGGTAGTAAAGAGTTTACAGCACGCATGGAGCGTCAACGTGCTAGGCAGAAGATGGATGCTAAAGCCAAGAAAAAGGGTGGCGATAAGAACAAGGACGGTAAAGCCGACAAGCGTGAGGGTAAGGATATCTCTCACAAAAAAGCCTTAAGTAAAGGCGGTAAAAATAAGGACGGCATAACGATTGAAAGTAAAAAGAAAAACCGTAGCCGTAATTACAAAAAGAAAAAGAAATAATTCCATAGACGCTTAACTTGATGCGTCTCTAAAAAACGTAGGGGTTTATAGTCCACAACCTACAAAAATCGAGTTAGTCTAAAATCTCACGTACTTGTTTACGAGAGAGCAAACATAACAGACCTAGCCCTATCTGTAGACGAAGCAGGGCTAACACGGTAATACGTTGCGTACTATAGAGAGTGAGAACATGCAAATCGTTGATAACAAAGCGGTGCTGCTACGGCTGCGCCACCCTGCAAAAGTAACAACAGTTATACCAAGAAGCCAAGAATTACCTAACAATCAAGTCATTGTTAAGTGGGGGATTGATGAAGCCCACGTCCTAAAAAACCTTAATATAAAAATCCCGTCTCCTATTGAGGGTAAGTATACGTGGACGGGCAAATATGCTCCGTTCGCCCATCAGAAGACTACCGCATCATTTCTTACCATGCACAAACGTGCTTTCTGCTTTAACGAACAAGGCACAGGTAAAACCGCTAGTGCTATCTGGGCTTCCGATTACTTATTAAACGCTAAAGTTATATCCAGAGTTCTTGTCATATGCCCGTTGTCGATTATGGATTCGGCTTGGCGTAATGATCTGTTCACTTTTGCTATGCACCGTAAGGTGGGTGTGGCCTACGGCTCTAAGAAAAAACGGACCGAAGTTATCGAGAGTGACGCTGACTACGTGATCATAAATTATGACGGCGTAAACATCGTAGAAGAAGTCATAGCGAAAGGGGGGTTTGACCTGATCATTGTAGATGAAGCAACTCACTACAAGAACGCGCAGACTAAACGCTGGAAAACTCTTAAGAGGTTGATGCCCTCCGAACCGTGGTTGTGGATGATGACCGGAACCCCCGCTGCCCAAAGTCCAGTAGATGCTTTCGGGTTAGCAAAGCTAGTCAACCCCGCCGCTGTGCCCAGATTTGCGGGAGCATTTCGGGATCGTGTAATGACTAAGGTGACTAACTTTAGATGGGTGCCAAAACCCGATGCAACCGAAACGGTATATCAAGTACTGCAACCCGCTATTAGATATACGAAGGATGAGTGTTTAGACCTTCCTCCCATGCTCTACGTCAAACGTGAGGTAGCGTTAACTCGACAACAGAATAAATACTATAAGCTGTTAAAAGATAAGTTAGTGATGGATGCGGGTGGGGATCAAGTGAGTGCAGTTAACGCCGCCGTTGCCATGAATAAGCTATTGCAAATTTCATGCGGTGCGGTCTATACCGATACTGGAGACACGTTAGAGTTCGATATAACCCACCGCTACAAAGTGCTGCGGGAAGTGATTGATGAGTCAAGTAAAAAGGTATTGATTTTTGTGCCCTTTAAACACGTTATCGACATCCTTGTAGGTAAGCTGGAGGGGGAAGGTATAACGACTGAAGTGATACGTGGGGATGTACCTGCGGCTAAACGTACGGAAATATTCAGCCAATTCCAGAAAACCGATAACCCTAGAGTGCTAGTCATTCAGCCACAAGCCGCTGCACATGGGGTGACACTGACCGCTGCTAATACCGTTGTGTGGTGGGGGCCAACTTCCTCGTTGGAGACTTACCTACAGGCTAACGCACGTGTACATAGAACGGGGCAAGACCATAAATGTACTGTGGTACAACTGCAAGGATCAGCCATAGAAAAACGTGTTTACGCTATGTTAGACAACAAAATCAACATTCATACAAAGATGATAGATTTATACAACGATATACTTGCGTAGTTCACTGCCATCCATTACAATCTGTCGTTCGATAAGGGAAGGAGATCGAAATGA